GCAGAAGCATATGCGGTTGCTAATTACAGTGATGTTTATAAAGCCACTTGTTACGAGGAATGGAATTAAATGGAAAATCTAATTGATTTGCGCAAATACCCGCAGCACGATGTAGAACTAATTGCCCGCGAATTTCTTCGCGTAGTTTACATCGACGCATGTCAGGACTATGCAAAAGAAGTAGAAAAATCTGGTGCCGAAGATACTACTGTTAAAAACATCGGCGACTTATTAATGTCAATTGAAAAAGTAATCATTATGCTTGACGGTAATGATGAGTTTCTGAAGTATGTTACTGGTGAACCTGATGGTAACAAAGATACTGCTGAAGAAGATGCTGAATACGACCGATTTTAATTAGGAGATTATATTATGGAATCTATATACAACTATGCAGAAATAGTTAAATCTTTATCTGAAGGTCCATGCAATGTACACTTCACTAAAGTCAACGGAGAATTTCGTGATATGCTTTGTACATTAAATGCAGATCTCATGGGACTTGAAGGAGAACAAACTGCAAGTACTACTATTAAAGTTAATGAAGCAGTAGTACGGTGTTATGACCTTAACGCCAAAGGTTGGAGAGCTTTCCGTTTAGACTCGGTACTTAATTTTTCGCCGGTCGTCTAATTATGGATATTGATCTGTCAATGGAAGATGAAACTACTCGATTCATGAATAAGAAAACGTTTTCTCGTCTCATCGAGACTACTGTTTTTACTACTGAATTGAGTTATATGGACGCTATAGTTCATATATGCGAAAAGAATAATATTGAATTAGAAGATGTTAAACGCTATTTGACTCCGTCTATATTGGATCATTTAGAAGCCGAAGCTAGGTCATTAAACTTTTTGCCGAAACTAAACACTTTGGACGTATAAATACATTTGTACAAATATTAATGTACAAATATCATACAAAGTGTTATAATACTTAAACTATATATTGTTAATACGAAGGAATTAATTTATGTCATTTGCAAATCTAAAGTCTAAATCTCTAGACATTTCTAAGTTGGTCAATGCAGCTCAAGAAGCTTCTGGTACCCAACAAAAAACCAATTCATACGACGATGCCCGAGTCTGGAAACCGACTGTTGACGAATCAGGTAATGGTTATGCCGTTATTCGTTTCTTGCCAGCATGTGAAGGTCAAGACTTGCCATGGGTACGTTATTGGGATCATGGGTTTAAAGGCCCAACTGGTAAGTGGTATATCGAAAAATCACTTACAACTATTGGACAGAACGATCCAGTAGGTGAACTAAATTCACGTTTGTGGAATAGCGGCATCGAAGAAGATAAAGAAACTGCACGTCGTCAAAAGCGTCGTTTGCATTATGTTTCTAACGTCTTAGTACTAAGTGATCCGGCTAATCCAGCAAACAACGGCAAAGTGTTTATGTACACTTTCGGCAAAAAGATCTTTGATAAAATTATGGATCTTATGCAACCTGAGTTTCCAGGTGAAGAACCAGTTAATCCTTTCGATTTTTGGCGTGGTGCAGATTTCCAGCTGAAGATTCGTAATGTTGCTGGTTACCGTAACTATGATAAATCTGAGTTTAAAGCTCCGACTCCACTATTCTCTGCAGAAGAGTCTAAGTTGGAATCAGTATATAACTCTATGCATCCTGTAGGCGAGTATGCAGATCCAAGCACATTTAAATCTTATGACGAGCTTAAGCAGAAGTTAGAGATGGTTCTAGGCGTTGCTACCGGTGTCGGTTCAACTATTAAAAATGAATCATTGACTATGACCGCTGAACATGCACCGCTTCGTTCAGCATCTGAGCCTACTATTGTAGCAGCCCAGACTACCTATGCTCCTCCTGTTGCTTCTGAAGCAGACGAAGATGACACCTTGTCATACTTTGCTAAAATGGCAGCGGAAGATTAAACCGAACCCAGTCAAGTGCGTTAGACTAGAGGGTCCCGAAAGGGACCCTTTTTTTATATTGGAGAATAAGTTCTATCAAAGAAATCGATAGACGGAATGTTAATATCCATAATTGCGTTAGACACATTACTGACATTAGTATTATTTGATGTTGGAGCATTAATCATCGGTGGTGCTGATGCCATCGCTGCCTGAGCTACGGCTGCCTGTGCTTGTTGTTGTTGTAAAGCTTGTTGCTCCACAACTAAAGCGCCTTGATTAGGAGACTCGCCTCTTTCAATCGGCGTCGTCGTTACGGCTTCAGCCTGTTGTGCAGGAACCGGCGGTTTTTCAACCACGGTCAATTTTTCTTCTTCTTTTCTTGCTTCTTCTTCCCTGCGCTGTAACTTACCTTCATTTTTTGTTTCAATAAGCTTTTCTTCTGATGCTATATCAAAAGGTTTGGCAATAGTCTCCGGACCAAAACCTGGTATCCAGTCTAAAGCACCATTGACATAATCAATAACGCCATTAATTGCCTTCATGAAAGTTATACGAAGAGAGTCGAATATACCGGCAACGCCATCTTGCAACCAATCGGTGATGCTAAAATCGTCCATTGCGTCGGCTGCTTCGTCAAATCCTAACTTACGAGCTATCCACGATACTGCGTCTTTAAGAAGATCTGGTACAAATCCGGCAATAGTAGCTACTAACGTAGAAAGTCCTTCAGTCAGTGCCAAACCGATTGATCCAGTATCTGCAAATATTGCCTTCGCATCATCTATTGCTTTTGTAAGTGAATAAAGCACCAGCGCGACCCCTGCAGCAGCAGCGACAAATGGGGCAGCAGCAATAGCCAATGGTGCCATTCCAGCAAGCATTGAAACACCAACCGCACCAATTTGTACCGCCATGACTCCCATTCTCATAGCAAATCCAGCTACCGAACTAACAAGAGCTTTGCCACTAGCTAGAGCCATTGCAGCAGCAGATTTAAGTAGGTTAAAATTTAATAGTGCAAGACCGGCTTGGATAGCTTTTATTGCCGTAAATATTTTACCGAAAACCCACATACCTAACATTGTTTTTGCTATAGTATCAAAGTTATCGATAATAAAAGGAATAACAATTTTACCTATTTCAACAACCTTACTTCCTAATTCCTTAAGTGTAGGTAAAATCTTAGTTTGAAATACTTCAGTAATATAGTCCCAGTTTTCTACAACCAGTTGGATTGCTCCAGCTATAGCACCACCAAAAAGAAGGTTTTTAAAGAAACCTGCTATACCGCCGCTTTCTGATTTTTTCTTTTGTTCATCGGATATTCCAAACAAAGCTGAACCGATATCTTTAAGAGCCGATAAAATACTTTTGTTTTGTTGATCAGCATCTATTTTGGCTTCGACCGCATCACCTTCACCAGTGACACCTTGGCTTTGAGCTAATTGAGGAACAACGGCACCCATTTCTTTTAGTTGTGAACTAATCTCGAGTGAAGCCTCGATATTTTGTGTTAACAATTCTTTCATTGATTTTATTGAGTTGGTTCCGCTGTTTCTTGTCAGCTGACCTTCTTCTTTTAATCTATCAATGACGTCTTTTAAGGTGCTCATTATTATCTCTATCGATTATTGTTAATAGTTTTTAACTTATCATTCTCTTCTCTAATATAATCAATCAACATAGAAACATAAACATCTCGTTCCCATGGTATCATAGTCTCTAATTCCGAAAGGCTGTATCCGTGGTGCTGCATCATCGCGAAATTGGTTTTGAAGTGGTTAACCAAATTGTCATGAGAGAGGCATACTATAAAAAATCTTTCATTCCTTTCAGTTTAATTTCATTCACTTCTTTACACGAAGAACATTCGAAAATGTCTTCATATGTTACTGCAGGTATTCCAGTTAGAAAATTAGAAATCTTTTGGAACTGATCAGTAGTCATAGACTCTACGAACTCAGTAATTTCTTTCTTAGAATAATCCTTGACATTAAATCGGTCTTCTTCAGTCTTAATAGTTTTGAGTGATAACTTTGCCATCTCAAAACCTTGACTTACTGTATCCTTGTCTCCAAGCGATTCTAATGCACATACTGCACCATATGTAGGATACTCAAGCTCTACTACAACATCGGTAGTCAACTGAATAACATTTTCTTCAACTAAAGGTTTACTCACTTTAATATCAGTAACATCTAATTCATATTCATTTTTATGTCCGCACGATTTACATGCAACTAATACATTCGCCACTTCTCCAACTGCTTTAGATCTGATTTGAGTAAACATATACTCAACATCAAATGTAGTTAGATCGAATACATTAATACCAGCACTATGAAGACAGGCATTGAGAGTATTACCAATTTCTCGCATTGAGTGCTTTGTATCTCCTGATTCAAAAGCAATCATTAAAACTTTTTCTTCTTTTACTAAGTACGGTCTGTAGTTTACAGTTTTACCTGTCGATGGAACAATCAATTCATATGAAGGTGAATCATTCAGTTTTGGCAAAGCCATTATATAAAACTCCTAATTAATATTATAATTCAAAATAACGATTTAAACTTATTTATTAGCGCTCCAGCTATAATATCTCCAAGGCTATCATCTATCTTACTGAACGAACTAGTAAAATCTTTATATGATAACTGTACAGTTAATTCCATAAGTCCATCAGCGTCGTTAGTTAATACTAGCTCGCTTATTGAAGTTGGATATGCTTCTATCAATTCAACTTTATATACGGTATTATTCTCACCCCCGAAACTAAGATCAATTTCTCCCTGACTAAGGTCAAATGGTCCTATCGGGCCGACGTCACGTGCAATTCGTTTTAAAACAGTATCAGCAACCCCAGTACTATTAAAAAGTTTCTTCTTAAATACCGGAATAGACATCTTTTTTTGCACTGATTCAATTCGAACTGGTTTTACATAGTCATTGTAGTAACCAATTTCATATGCTTCGCCACGGCGCTTTACAACCATATCTTGCCACATTTCAAAGTATTTCTTTACGTGGAAATCATTTAATACATAAAAAGTCAATGTTATATCAGTAACTGCAAACCCATTTGCAATTTTACGAGTATTTAATCCCATTTGTACATCTTGAGAAATCATCTGTTTCCCAGGTAAGGCAGCAGCTCTACAAAGTAGATTTAATTCTTTAGTGCTAACACTAGGATCTAAAGGTGGCAAGTAAATATTAAATAGATTCGGTTTTGCTAGACCGGATCCTTTTGATACCGCACTTTTAAATTCGTCTATTGAAAACGGCATTATCCGATCATCCTCTTAGAGTCAGAATATACTTTAAAATTATTTGCCTTTCTAAAGTCAGCTGTCGGCAAAAAGGTGGCTATTTCCCACTCAGTAGCAGGGACCAAAGCAAATTGTGACTTAACATGATTACTTAAATAATGTTTTATACATGGTTTATAGTATTTAAGCTTAGCTGCACGTTGTAATAAATTATAAGATGCTTTGAATCGCGTTGAATCATTGAAAGCTGTATTAGTTGTTATACCCATCAGACCATCTAGCATTTTAGCGCGTAGCATAGGAGGTAAGTAATGCAGATTCAATCCCATAAAACCACCTTCTGCTGGTCCTATGACCACGACTAAAGGAAAGGCATCGTAATAAGGAAGAGTGTCTTTGTGTTTCGGATCATATATAAACATATACATGTTACCGACTACTTCATTACTCTTTCTTTTAATAGGTTCTTCTTTCATCAACTCAGTGCGATTGATGCTACGAAGATTCTTGGCTTTTTGTTGAAACCACTTGCGTGACTCGGCCGTCCGGGGAGTAATACCGGCTTTAAATGCCTGCAGCTCTAATCTATTAAAAATATTGGACACTGACTGTTCCTTTAAAAACTTATACTAGTATTTATACGGTTTTAATCGACGTGTTTCCAATGAGCGGTATTAATGTTATAATGCGCCTTAAGTTTTTCTACTACTTTAGAAATATTATCGTACTCAGTATCAAAGATCATAAATCGGTCAGTCTTTGACGTTAAATACGATATTGCTGCGGAATGGTGGATTCTCCGGTAATTCATCCAATGCATGTATACTTCATTGTTTTCAATAGCAGCACCTGCACCTAGTATTTCTCGACAACGTTTTAAGTAATCACCATCTTTGTGGTTTATTCTAGAACGAAGCCAATTGGCTTCAGTCCGAGTATTTAAAATAAAATATGAATCCGGATATGCTTGGTACAATTCTCTGAAATACAAATTGCCTTCTATATAATCATCATATTCGTGGTATGCCATATCAGCATACGAGCATGCGCCATCTATAGTATCTAATGGTGGATTACCGGCTAAAACATTTTTCTTTATAGTTTTGGCAATATTCTCTCCGTTACGACCACTAAAGTGGTACGCAATATATCCGCTATCAGATACTAATGACGATAATGCCTTAGTTGCTGTACGATTCATTCCAATAAAAAATATTCTAGGTAGNGTCATTTCTTTTTCTTTTTAAACGGAGCTAAAGGCTTGATTGGTTTTTTAGTTCTTAACTTTCTTGTTGATTTTGGCAATATTCCCATTGCTTCCAATTCTTTTTCGGTCCATACTTCAAAATGCCAGCCACGATCTGCTGCATACGAACTTGCTGCATTCCACTTTGATTGATTTTTTACATATGTCAAACCTTCTGATAATAACCTTTGTCTGGTTTTACCGACACCGCTTTTCGGTGGAAGAGTCTCTTTATATGGTTTCACTTCAATAATAACTATTCTACCATCATTATACTTTATGAGAAAGTCAGTAAAATATCTATGAGCCTTCTTATCAGTTTGACAAATATATGGTATAACTAATTCTTCACTT